CATTGAAAGCCGCCAAGACACACCTGTCGGAGGAAACAAAGGCGAGGGTCGAATCCGCTACGGCATTGCAAGGAGTGAGAAAGGCTCACAATGATGCAAAAATTTCGCTTGAGGGCGAAAAGAAGACTACCACAGAGTTGCGTACTGAATTGCAGAAATCAAAGAATGCCCGTTTGGAGGACAAACTTGCCGCAGAGCAGCAGACGAACGCACTTTCCAACCTGAAGAACGCATTGATGGGTTTGGTAGCCATAGAGGGAATAAAGCAGCTTCTTGGCAATGTCATTGAAATCGGTGGCCAGCTTGAGAAACAACGTGTTTCGATGGGAGCCATTCTCGGCGATGTGACAAAGGCGAACGTGCTGTTTGAACGAATCAAGGAACTGGCGGTAAAATCCCCGTTCGGTGTCGTTGAACTCGACCAGTACACCAAGCAGCTGGCGGCATACGGCTTTGAGTATGAAGAGCAGTTCGACATGATAAAACGACTTGCGGATATATCGGCAGGTGCCGGACAGGACATTTCACGACTGACTTTGGCATTAGGACACGTCAAGGCGCAGACCTATCTGACTGGTTATACCATGCGCCAGTTTGCCATGAACAACATACCTATGCTGAAGATGCTTGCCAAATATTATGAAGAGGTTGAGCAAAGAGCCGTATCAACAGCAGAGGTTCAAAAACGCATCAGCGAGAGAAAGGTAAGTTATAGCGACGTAATTGAGCAGATAAAGCGACTGACCGACGAGGGCGGTATGTTTTTCAATATGCAGGACAAGATTGCCACTACGGTTGCTGCAAAATGGAAGAACCTGCGAGACCAACTCAGTATAATGTATGGCGAGATGGCTGAAGGAGGAGTCGGTAATGCCCTGAAGAGAACAGCTGAATTGCTTACGGTATTGGCAAGGCATTGGGAAGAAGTATTGCTTATAATCGGGCCTACTATAGCAGCATTAACTGCATACAAAGCCGCCGTCCTTCTCGCAAATATTGTAACTGGCAAATTTGCTCTTACATTTAAGATGTTAAGGATTTTGATGCTGACCAGTCCTTTTGGCGTTTTGATGGCAGCATTGGGTGGCCTGGCTGCCTATATTGCGCTTGTTTCAGAGAAGACGAAGACAGCGGAAGAAGCAGTTGCTGATTTCAGGGAGCAGTCTGAATTGGCTGCATCAAAGATAAATGATGAGCGTCTTGCGGCCGAGCGTCTTGCCTCGACGCTATCTACAAAAGGCAAGGCAGATGAGGTAAGGAATGAGGCTTACAAGAAGCTCATAGAGATGTACCCAGACATCCTCAGCGACATGGATTATGAGAATGCAAAGCTGCTGACAAAAGCCGAATTGCTTGACAGGATCAATAAAGTATCAAGACAACAGGAAATAGACACGGCTGAATCATTATACCTGTCGGCAAAGGCTGAAAGGGAAAGGCTTGAAAGAATATGGAACAGTGGTGGAACGTACGAAGTGTGGACGAGTGGTGGCACCTCTGGTCCTTACAAACAAGTGTTGCAAGTATCAGAACAAGAGATAAAGAATGCAAAGGCTGTAGAATTTGAGGCATTGCAGCGTCTTGAAACACTTAGGGACACAAAGAAAGTAATAGATGACATTGCCCAATCAGACTGGTTCGTAAAAAGCAAAGACGCGGCCAAAGATTTTGGAGACCTTGTTCCAGAAGAGGGGAAATCTATCTTTGAATATATCGACAAGGTTCGCAATCGTATTAATGTTCTTCGGTCAACTATTGACGGTTTTGAAGAAACATCAGATCAGGCAAAGGAAAGTCTGCCTGGACTGACAAGTGAACTGAAAGTTGCAGATGAGATATGGGGGAAAATACTTGGCCAAAAGCCGATTAAGGAAAAAGGCACAGGTGGCAGTGGAGACAGTCTGCTTGATGCGGCAAGAACCAAACTTGAAGAAATAAAGTCATTCTATTCTGAATACAAGAAATACCGCGACATATATGGTCCTCAGAAGGGGCAAAGCCTGGTAGAGGGCATTTTCGGCATCAGCCATGAGGATGCAAGTCGTATCGTCAATGATTACAGGGGAGTCATCAGTGAAATTATTGAGAAAATACCGAACACTTCTGAACAAAGGAACAGGTTTATAATTAGTGGGAAACAGCTTATCGGCGAAATAGACCTTGATTCTACGAAAGTGTTCGTCGAGTCCGTTCTCAAGCAAATTGAGGAAGAGGTTAACAAACAGGGCAAGCAATGGGATTTGTACAAGAAGATTCTTGATGCAACCGGCAGCAAGGAGCAGGCGGCGAGAATGTCTTTCGGCGGCACCATATCATTCGACAATTTCGCTGAACAACTGCGGGCAGGTATAGAGGAATCACTGAAGGAAATGCCAATGGCAAGCACATTCAGCATTGATGAACTCTTGGGCATGGATGACATACAACTTGGCAAGATAGGTATTGTTGAGAAAGGGCTTGACGGAATTTACAAAAAGCTGCAACAACTCAAGGAGGAAGAGCAGAAATTGAGCGCAGAGCAGGTTGAGCTATGGATTGAGGCACTGAAGGGAGCGAGAAGCCTTGAGACCGACCTTGCCAAGATTGAGTTGAAATATGACAAAATCAGGGAATCAATAATGGCGAACGGCGGTGATGAAGGGCTGATCGGCAACGCAAACAGAAATGAGCAGATCGAGAAAGCCGATGCCAGATGGGAGTGGTTCAAGAAGAATACAGAAGGGTGGGGCGAGATGTTCAGTAACCTCGACTATATGACTTCTGATGCCATTGATTCGATGATAGAGAAACTTGAAGCCCTGCTGCCGAACATATCTGCGAGCGAGGAATCCGTCAAGGCACTGTATGAGGCATTGGAGAAATTGCGCAATGAACAGGTAGAGCGCAATCCGTTCAAGACTTTGAAGACTTCTTTCAATGAGATGTCATCAGACGACCCAAAGACAAGGCGCAGAGGGTATTCCAATTTCGAGAAAGGACTGAAGGGAATAGAGAGCAAGTTCAAGTCTTTACAAGATGTGTTGCAGCCAGTGATCGATCTGTTTGATACCCTCGGCAACGAAAGCCTAAGTAACTTCTTCCAGATGGGTTCAAACGCATTGGGTAGTGCAGCCGGTGTCGCTGGAGGCATAAACTCGCTGAGAGACTTGTTCGGTGAAAAAAGCGGAATAGGCAAGGCACTTGGAGCTGCTGGCCCGTGGGGTGCGGCAGCGGGAGCGGCATTGAGCCTTGCGTCTTCAGTAGCAGCTATGCACGATGCTTCATTGCAGAAAGAGATTGAAGCGAGTGAGGCACGGCAGAAGGAAATGGAAAACCTTTCAAAGAACCTTGAAACCGTACTTGACAGGGCAATCAATGGCATATTGGGGACAAAGGCAGATGAGAACACATTGTCTAAACTCGCCTACTACTCGGAGAAATATGCGGCAGCTAACAGTTCCAACCCCAAAACTTACAAGCAGTGGGCTGACAAGATTAATTTCAGTTATATCAGCCGAGAGACCAACAGTGCTGTGAAGGAGGCGTTGAAGTCAAAGTCGTATTATGACTCCGTTTATGCAAGTATGCTGGCACAGAGGGATGAGCTGGCTCGTCAGCTTGAACTTGAGAAGGACAAGAAGAAATCGGACAAAGGGAAGATTGCCGACTACGAACAAACGATGACGGAAATTAACGACCAGATCAAGTATTTCGCCACCGACATGATGAAAGACCTGTATGACATCGACTTCAAGTCTTGGGCGCAGGATTTGTCCGAAGCCATAGTAAGTGCATGGGAAAGCGGCGAAGATGCAGCCGAAGCATACAGGAACAAGGTAAGCGAGATATTAAGAGACTTGGGCGTGAAGATGATCGCAGAGCGTTTCATGGCAGACAAGCTGAATCCTATCATGGAGCAGTTCATCCGCCAGTATGAGCAGGACAAGGGTGTGTTGACACAAGACGGCATGAGAATCCTTGCAGGTTTGTACGACGCAGGCGATGAGTTGTCAAGACAGACATCAGATTTTCTTGATGGTCTCAACGAGATTGCGAAGGAGAGAGGAGTAGACCTTAAAGAATCTTCATCCGCTTCTTCTGGATTGTCAAAGAGCATCGAGGGCGTGTCCGAAAACACTGCCGATTTGCTCGCCTCTTACCTCAATGCCACAAGGGCGGATGTTTCATTGATTGCGATGAACATTCCAGTCCAGAATGCCATAGCACAGACGCAGGTTCAGCACCTTGAAAGCATCGCAAGGCATACTGAGGCCATCGAACGCCACACTGCCACAATGGAAACCTATCTGGCTAACCAGGACAGCATTCACCGCTATGTTAAGGGTATAGCAGACGGCACTTATAAAGTAAGAGTGTAATTTTCATATAAAGATGATGAATATTTTCAAATAATTTATCTATATTTGCAACATAGATAGATAGCCATTAGAGCCATGATTGGTGAAACGACCTTTCATGGCTCTTTTATTTATCTGCAACGGACACACAGCACAAACACAAAATATTATTAACGAGATGGGAGAATGGTTGATTTACGGGAGCAATGGTACCCAGAAGGCTACGGTTAAGAAACTGGAGTATTCTGGCGAATTTATGGGTGAAACATCTGTCTCTTGCGACATATACAGCCCTTCTCCCATTTCTTTTTCTATCGGAGACTACCTCGTCTATCGCGGCGAGAGATTCACTATCGACTATGACGCAACACGTCTGAAGCAGGCGAGAAACAATACATACGGCAAGGGCTATACCTATGAGAACATGCGCTTCCTGTCCTATGTAGGGGAGTTGAAGAAGTGCGAGTTCCTTGACTTCGTTCCGAGCGACAATCTCATACACTTCTCACAACTGCCCGATTTCTCTTTCTACGCAGAGACGGTAAAGGATTTGGCAGACAGATTACAGGCCAACCTTGACCGCATATATACTGGTTCTAAGGCTTGGTCCGTACAGGTAGTGCAGGGCTTTGAGGGGAAGGAGAATGTCAATGTCAGTGTCAGCAAGGCAACCTGCTTCGATGCACTGAGAATGGCCTACGACCAGTTCGAGGCTACCTTCATCATTAGGGGCAGGACAATAACAATAGGTACAGCAGGCAACGAACTGGAAACCGATTTCAAGTACGGCAAGGGCAATGGCTTGAAGACTATCGAGAGAAGCGTTGATGAGAGCGATTCACTTGTCACAAGACTTCGTGCGTACGGCAATACTACTAATTTGCCGGCTAACTACTACAAGAACATCGGCATGAGGGTGTATGCCCCAATCTATGAGATATACCATGTATCGACTACCGGTTGCGACATACATTTTGTTCCGAAGCTGAAGAACGCCTGCTTTTCAGACAAGAACGGGCAGTACAACTATTGGGTAACGGTTTCTTTGGATGAGACTCTTTGGCTGAAGGCCGTCGCATCACCAAACAATCATCTTAGTTCAACGGCATATAGCGTAGTGTCCGTC